AGAGATTTTGGTATCATTGGTTTCTTCCTACTTGGTCCTAAGTTTAAGGTTATTACAGTTTTATTCGCCGCACTGTTTGATGAAATATTGTGGGGTATTGGTTGGCTTGCAGGCAAGGTGCAGGATCTTGGTAACACACTTGTTAGTTGGTGGAGCGGTATCAAGGAATTCTTTGGTGGTGATCCTGTTGATTTCAAATTTACATTTGCTGGTAGCAGTCCTGAAGAATTTTCAAAAAACGTAAAATCTAAATTTGGTGAAATAACTGGTGCAATGGAAGGCTCAACTGAAGAGATGGGCAAACTTGAAATGCTAACCAGCAATTTCTTTGAATCAGTAGATAAGACAATTGAAAAACAAGCCGCAGTTAAGAAAGAAATTGAAGAAGTCATTGCGGCATCAAAAGTAGAAGTATCAGAACAAGAAAAAGTTAAAAACGCAACCGCAGATATAGTAAAAAATATACAGAAACAAAATGATGCCCTTGTTGGACTTACAACTGAGCAGAAGGTATCGCTTGAATATGAAAAATTAAAAGTGGATGAGGCACTGGCAGGACTTAAGGTTGCACAAGAAATTAAAGATGCTGAAAAAGAAAGAATACAGGGTTTAATTCGCCAAAACATTCTACTTAAAGAACAACAAGAACTTGAAAAGGCAATGGGTTCAATTGCCACGCAAACAGGTGGCATATTTGCTGGTGGAGAATTTGATCCAAGAAAGAAACATTTGGAGGATCAACTTGAAACTCTTGAAAAATACAGACAATCAGAAAATGCTGTTGAAGAAAAATATGCAAGGGCAAGAGCAAAAATACTTGCTGATTATGAAAGACAGATTGCAGAAGACAGAAAGCGTGAAGTTGAAGATACTGTTAAACTAATCAAGGATGGAACGGTTCAGGTTGCTGACATTGAGGCACTAAGTGGTAAGCAAAGAGTTCAACTATTAGGTGCGATTGGTAAGGATCTATTAGGAACACTTGGACAGACAAACGAAAAGGCATTTAAACTTGCCAAGGCTGTTGCGATTGCTGAAGCCATCGTTAATGTGGCAAGAGGTATAAGTGCGGCATTGGCTTTACCATTCCCATTCAACCTAGGAGCGGCGGCATTGGTTGCGGCACAGGGTTATGCACAGATTGCCGCAATTAAGAGTTCGCAATACACGGGTCCAAGAGAGAAGGGTGGTCCAGTTGGTGGCGGACAGGCATATTTGGTAGGTGAAAAAGGACCTGAGATGTTCGTTCCAAATGCTGGAGGCACAATAGTTCCAAACAACGAAATGGGACAGGGTCCAGTCACAGTTAATTTTAACATCAATACCGTTGATGCACAGGGTTTTGATGAACTGCTTATTAGACGCAGAGCAACAATTACGGGTATCATCAACAATGCCTTAACCAAACAGGGCAAACAAGGAGTATTATCGTAATGGCATACATAGGAACATTTCCAAGTTCGCCAGGTTTCAACACCGCTAACTTTAGGCAGAACACCATAACAAAAACAGCACAGACACAGAGCGGTAGAACTGTTAGGGCAAGTAATGCCACAACACTATGGACAGGCACCTTGGTATTTCCAACAATGACTGCGGCAGAGTTTCGCCCAGTGCAAGGATTCATTGCACTAACACAGGGCAGACTAAATGAATTTGATATTGTGATTCCAGTGGTAAGCCAAAGCATCAGTGTCAATAGAAGTTTAGTAAGTGGCAGTGTAACGGTGGATGAAGACAGTGCAACGGATCACCAAGTAGGTGATACAAATATTAAGGTGCAAACTCCTCTTAACACTGCAAATGTTTTAAAGGCAGGTGATGTAATTAGATTTGCTAACCATACAAAGGTTTATGTTGTTACAACAGATTGCAATTCAGAAGCAGATGGACAGGCTGTGATTAACATTCAACCAGGACTTGTTGAAGCAGTTACAGATGGTGAAGCAGTCACAACAAACGATGTTCCTTTTAGAATGATACTGGATAATGACATACAGGAATTCAGTTACACCACTGAACAATATACGAATTATGAAATAGACATTAGAGAGGTCCTATGAGCAGATTAAGTAATGTTCAAAATACCTATCTAGCAGGTAATGCCTTACTGCCATTAACCATAATTGAAATTGGTGTGAATGGTGGTAGCACCCTGCGTTATACTGATGGTCCCTTTGACATTACCTATGATGGTAACACCTATGAAGCACAGGGCAACTTTTTAGGCATTTCTGAAACCAACGAAGTTTCAGAATTACAGATTACAAACATATCAATCACGCTGAATGGGTTGGATCTAACCAGTGTTCAAACATTGTGCGTTTCAACACAGATTAACCAACCAGTAACAATTAGAAAAGTATTTCTTGATCCTAATGATTACAGCCTAATTGGAGACAGCACGGGTGACAAGGCAGTCATAATATTCAAAGGCAAGATTGCTGGTTACAAGACCGTAAATGCAACTGATACGGCAACAATTACATTGGACGTGAATAGCCTATTCACAAACTTTAACAGGTTAAGTGGTAGAAGAACTAACCAAGCAAGCCTACAACAGGAATTTCCAAATGACTTTGGATTTGAATACAGCCACGAATCAATTCGTGATATCAAATGGGGTAAGGTATAATGATAAGAGAACCTAGAACAAATGAACTAGAAAAATTAGTTGATATTGCAATTGAACACGCCGTTGATGCTGGATTGGCTGGACACGATGATGTTGATAGAAGTTTTGTTAAAAAATCATTTAAGGCAGTCATGATATCACCAGACTACAAGGTTTATGTTGAGGAAAAAAATAATAAATTTGTTGCCTATTGCGTTGCCAAGATATGCCAAAAGATTTGGAATGGCAAGCGTTACGGTGAATTGCTTTTTATCTTTGTGCATCCAGAGGCAAGAAGCAAGGCATTGGCTGACACCATGATGCAGTATGTGGAAGATTGGTTTGGTGAAATGCGTTGTGATTTTATGCAGGCATCCTGTATGACATACACAAAAGAATATGAACCAAATGAAGAATGGTTACGAAGAATTAAGACCTATTATAAAACACAGGATATGAATGAAGTTGGATATCATTACATAAAACCTCTTGGGAGTAACGAATGGGTGGTGTAGTTGATTTTGTAAGCGATGTCGTAGAAACAGTCGTTGATTTTGTTGTTGATGTCGTAGATACTGTTGTTGATTTTGTTGGCGACGTTGTTGGCTTTGTGGTTTCACCTTTTGGTGCATTTGATACACCAGAAGTTCCTGATCCAGGTAATGCGGCAACAGGTGTCACGGTATCAAAAACAGGAACCAATAATCAAATACCCGTTGTTTATGGATATCGCCGTGTTGGTGGCAATATCATATTCGTAGAAAGTAATGGTGAAACAAACAAATTTCTATATGTGGTGTATGCTGTTGCAGAAGGCGAAATACAGGGTTTTAGAAACATTGTTGTCAATGATGTCAATCTACCAATTGACAGCGTAAGGGCTAATGGCACTGTCTATACAGTTACAACAGGAAGATTTGCCAACAGGGTAAAATACCAATGTTTTAATGGAACTGAAACACAAGGACAGAGTTCATTGGCAAATGAAACTCCTAACTGGGGTCAGAAGCAGAGAAAACTGCCAGGTATTGCCTATGTGGTTATGCGTTTTGAATGGAAGAATGTGGAATCACAGGAAGAGTTTAATCCCTTCTCAGGCGGTGTGCCAAAAGTATCTTTTGATATTTTTGGTAAGAAGGTATATGATGTAACAACACATGGAAGTGGCAAGGACCTATCAGGAACATATGCTTCAAGAAATAAAAAATATGAAATCAATCCTGCTTCCTGCTTACTTGATTTCTTACAGAACCCTAGATACGGTGCAGGACTGGACGATTCAGAAATTGATGCAGAAGCATTCAAGATTGCGGCTAATAAATTTAATCAAACCGTAAATTATTCAAACAGCCAATCAGGTAGGGCAATGACTACCAATGCTGTTATTAGCACACAGGCACAGATATTTGACAATGTGAAAACATTGGTATCAGGTGCTAGAAGCATTATGCCTTATGTGGAAGGTAGATACAGATTAAAGGTTGAGGATGGTGGTAATCCAACTGACATTACATCAGCAACCGTTACTTCAGCATATGATGTAACCAAGGAACACATTGTGGGTTCCGTAAGTCTAATAGGTGAAACCAAGAGAACCAAATACAACAAGGTTATTGTAAATTATATTGATCCTGATTTAGAATTTACAAATCAACAGGCAGTGTTTGAAAGAACGGGTGATTTAGCCGCGGATAACAACGAAATACTTACAGGCGAATTTACATTCCATACACTAACAAACCCTGCGATTGCCAGAGATTTGGCACAGATGATTTATGACAAATCAAGAGCACAGAGAAGAATATCATTTACGGCAACACAGGAATTGTTGGATGTTGAAGTTGGTGATATAATTCGTGTAACTGACACAATACTTGATTTAGATGAACAAACATTCCGCGTTTATTCAATGAAACTATCCAACAGTGGATTGGTAAGCATTGAAGCGGCAGAACATGATGCAACACTGTATCCATTTGTGACTGGAGCACAAATTGAATTGCCTCCACCATTATTCATACCAGACAGTTATTTGATACAACCATATGTTAAGGAATTGCCAACTACACCATTGAGTATTTCAGTGCCGTTGGATCCAGACAGTGGAACTGAAACTAATCCACCACCAGATCGTCCTGACATAGGATATCAAGGTGGAGGTGTTGAAGTGTTTATGCCAACATTTAGGGGTGTAAAATCAACAACCTATGTTGATAAGTGGAATGGTGCTGAAGGAACAAACAAAATAGATGCATTTGCTGATGTGCAGTGTGCATTGGCAGGAGCAAGCCGTTATGGCGCAGATTTAGAAAGCCGTGTTGGTTTATCCATTGCTGAAAGAAATACTGGATTCCAAAAGGACCTGTATTGGATGGCACGCAAGGATAGATTAAACACCGTAAAGACAGTGTATAATCCAACCACGGGTGGTTATAGTTTTGCCAATGTAAGTTTTGATGGATATGTTATTGCACTTAAACCACCAGCAAACACTGAATATGATACATTTGTATTCCGCAGTTATGATGCAAATACAAACATTGAATTTTCAAAGACTCTTAATGTTTTTACTGGCACAACGGCAAGCGAATTTAACAATACAATACTCGCTGGAATACCAATCTATCTAAGATACAATCCAACGCAATTTTCATTAACGGAAGCAAATCCTGTTGATTGGCCCTACAGAACACCAATTGCAGGATTGTATTATTCACTAATTGTGCTCTTGGATTTTCAGGGAACGTCAGCAGATTCAAGAATTGAAATACGCTGGAGAAATTCAAAAACTGGTGAGGAAACCAAGGATGGAAGCCAACTATTTGATGCACATGGTTTCTTGTTTTACAATTACAAACTTCCAAGAGGCACAAATGTATTGGGTGAAAATTTAGAAGCATATTGCAATTTCCTAAAGGATCAATATCACGGTGTAACCTCAGTAACGGGTGGTGATTCAGTTGGTGGAAGCGTAATATTCTAGGAGAAGTAGATGAGTTCAGGTAATGGATATTTTGATGTAGAAGCAAATCAATACAAGCCTAAGAGTGTAGAAACTTGGGCTGATTTGAGTGCTTGGACTGACCTAACTGAATGGGCAGGAACGGCATCATTACCACTTGAATATACCACTGACGTGGTTGATTATGGTTCAAAGGAACTGCTTAACTATTTTGTGAATGTAGGTGCAAACTATCCTGTGAATATTACCGTATATTATGGTGATACAGTTGATAGTTCAGGTGGAACTATAGATTCAGCACAGTCAGTTTCAATAACACCAAACCAAGCATTGAATGCCATTAAGGCAAGATACTTTCAATTTAAGATATCAATTGATTATGAGGACAGTGCTGGAGATGATTTGAATGATGGCGCACCATTTATTTCATCAATAGACTATAAGGTAAGCAGAGAAACAAAACAATTATTCATTACGGATTTAGATACGGCAACACTGCCAAGTGGTGGTAACAGTTATGATGTAAATAGATTCAGAGAACTTACGGGCATTACAGGAATAAGTGGTTTTATTAGCATTATTACACAGGTTCAACGCCTAGAACGTAAATATGTTGAAGGTGCAACTCCTACAGATTACTATGTAGGACCAGAAGATTCTACATTTGATTTGTATGTGTTAGAAACATCAGAATCAGGTGTTAATGTGTATGTAGATAAGGAACCAACACCGCCTAGATTGTTTATTTCAACGGGCAGTGAAATAACAGATTGCGTAATTGATGCTTTCGTAACGGGACTGCCAGGAATTGAAAGCGACGCAAACGGCAACATAGTGCAGTCACAATAAGGAGAATAGAATATGGCTTGGGGAAATAGCGGAAACGTAAGCACAAGTAACTTAGATTCAGATACTGATTCGCCAGCATTGGCAAGACCAGACATAAAGGCTGCCTTTGATGAATTAACAGCAGTAATAGATGGTAGAAACACAGCAAATGGTGTTGCAGGTTTGAATGCAAGTTCAAAGATATTGGCAACCTATCTACCAGATGAAATTAACAGTTCAGCGGCAACGGATCTTACATTGGATCCTACAACTGGCAAGGTCAAGATTGAGGAAATAATCAATTTGGCACCACAGACTGCGGCACAACTAAATGCAAGAACGGATCAAGCAACGGGTGATGTTGCATACTGCTCAGATGGCGGTGATGATAGTGCAGGCGTTGGCTGTATTGCAGTTTGGGATGGTAACGATTGGCGTGCAGTTCAATTAGGAAGTGTATTATAATGGATAAACTAGACAAACTAGAAAAGCGTATAGACGGTGTAGAGCGTAAATTAGACCTCTTAGCAAACAATCACCTTGCACATATGTCTAAGGACTTAAAATCAATAATCGCCGCTCTAAGGCTTGGTTCCGTGCTTTTAACGGTGGGATTATTGGTGGTTTTAGCAACATTCTGGAGCCTATAGTGCCCTACTTCAAGGTTCAAGCAGATACCTATAATCTTTTACGCAAACAGATGTTTGAATTTGGCACCTGCCAATTCTGTGGAAGCACATATTTCAATCTACGCTTCTTTCAAAATCACAGCGGAAAACCTGAATCCAGCAGAGGACCATATCGTGATGTAATTGCACGCCGTTGGTGCGAGGATTGTGGTAAGACAACTGCTTTGGTAAAATCAAAACTAGACTAAAATAGCCTCTTTTGCTATAATATATTTAGGTTAGACATAAATATATGTATAAGGCAAAACAATGGCAAATTATAACGACTGGTCTAAGACTATATCAAGCACAATAAGGCTGAGTAAAAAGAATCCTTCACAGGGTCAATTACACGCCAAGGCAAAACGACTTTCGCTAAAATACTATGGCACTGAAGATCTTAAGGCATTACAACCATATCAATTAGATAAGGTTATAACTTGGGTTACTGGACGCAATCCAGATGCAGGCAAAAACAGACAACGTAAAGCCCAAAAAGCACTTCACAAAGGCAAATGGTATAAAAACAGCAATGAAAAACGCCAGGCAATCTTAGAAAACAAAAACAGGCATTTGAAAAACAGCACATAAGGTTGGTGGGCCAGATTATAATACCACTGTGGAAAAACCAGTTAGCGAATCCCGTGACTGGACACGAAAAGCAGTGATGCTAAGGTGATTATGCTGTTATCACGAAACACAATGCTCTCAAATAAGAGTAACAACTGAGGAACGAGGTTGCTCCGCGAGTCGCAGTAGGTTGGGAAAAGTGCAGAGTCCCAGAGAGCGTGTATAAACATAAAAATACCTACTTCCAGTCTTGACTTGTTTCACTCAAATCAAGAGGACGGTGCCTGTAGTAGGTTCCGTCTGACCTGAAAGCATCTAAATCAAGTATCTACATAAGAAGCACAAATGTTAGAAGCAGAAAATATCTGTTGAGTGGAGCGAAACAGATTTTTATGCGATAACAGGTGTCTTTAGACACCTATTACTGTTTGGATACATTATCCATTGAGATTATACCCGTTTTATTGTATAATGTAACAATACACAAAGGAGAATTGCAATGGCAAAATTATATGAAATCAAAGAGAAACTAAAATGGAATGATCCCCTAAAACACACCTACAAATTGAAACTGTATTATGATCCTAACAGTGACAATGCAAATCTATATGCGAAGATTGATAAGATACCTGAGCCCTTTCAATTTGCATTTGATAATGTTATGCAGGGTGAATGCAGGGCAAAGTATGTGAAATACCAAGGACAGTTCGTTGATGGAATTGGAGCACAGTTATTCTTTCCAATACCTGAAGAACAGGGCAACAATGATTGGCAGATTGATTTTCATCTTGAGGATGGATCCACTGATACTGTTATGTTGCCAAGGATCAATGAAGGCAGGAAGGGCCTGCAGGGAAGCAATGAAAATTTACGATTTAGTGATTTAACTGCAAGGCACAGCACGGACAGTATCAGAAAGATATTAAGCGATTACAAGGATGACTAAATATTGTTATGAGAATACCAGGCATATACCCAGAATTATGGAAATCAGGAAGATGTCCTCACAGGCATAGATTATGGCTTGAATGCCAACGCAATAGGGCACAGGCCAAATACAGAGGACAGGTGTGGGACATTGACGAGGAAACATTTATAGAACTGTGGATGAAGGACGATCGTTACAAGCGTCGTGGCAGAAAGGGTGATGATCTCTGCATGACAAGAATCAACAAGAACGAACCATGGACCAAGCACAATGTTCAATTCCAAACACGCAAGGAGCATTTTCGTTCAATATACCTTGGAATCAGCCACAAAACACGCGAAATAGAATGCAAACGCTAAATACTATTACAGCAAGGGCACTCCGTAATAATACTCCTGGTAAGATTATTATTACTCCGTTGATAGGGCTGTTTCAATTCTATCACACATCTAAACTGATTGCCATTGGTTTTACTTTGTTAGGAGTGGCCCTTGCTTCCTAACACTGACCCCTACATAGCAATAGTTGATACTCCCAAGCACAAGAAAGCACTGGCTGCCACACAGCAATTGGTTTCAGAAACTGACATAAGGGTGCTAGTGGTTCCCCTAGTGCAGTTATACAAACTTAGCCCCATCTGCATAGTGCAACACGGTGAATACAGAAAGCACACGGATCTTGATTCAGGGCAAATCATACAGGATCTGCACTATCGCAGAAAGATACAGGAATTTGCACGTCACAAACAAATACCATTATTGATAAGAGAAAGAACACTGCTAAGGCAATGGGAAACTAACCGTTGGGACTATCATAGATTCACGCTGGACACACCAAGGCGCCAGGGCAGGAATATTATACACCAAAAAGACAGATACAAGGAATTGGGACTGGAACTTGCACCAGAAAATACTGAAGAAGGCACCCTCGTATTAACACAATTGGCGTGGGATGCGGCACTGCTTGATTTAAAAGGCACACAGGAGGATGTGATACACAGGTTGTTACCTGATTTGCCCAAGCCCGTAAGCCTAAAATGCCACCCACTGGATCCACACAAGGAGCGTTGGCAACAGTTCTGTGAAAATGAAAGCATAGAATATACCACACAAGACATCAAGCATAACAAAAAGAAATGGGTGTATGCACACAGTTCAACTGCACAGATAGAAGCAGTGATTGGTGGAGCACGACCCATATTCACGCAACCAGATACCTGGATGCAGTCAAGAACAGAGCAAGAACTTGACATAGTAGCAAATCAACACTGGCACTTGAAAGAACTGCCACACCTATGGAGAAGCATATATGAAACACTCACCTGATGGCGCACCCCACCTAGGCGGACACGCTAATATTACACACACTGATGAGGGTGCATTAGAATACCTAGAATCACTGGGCTATACCAGCCTATGGGACATAGGATGTGGCCCTGGAGCACAAACACGGTTAGCCATACAAAGAGGTTGGCGTGCAATGGGCATTGATGGTGATCCCCGCATACAGACTGAGCACACACTGTTGCACGACTTTACCAAGGGCAAGCCACAGTGTGATCCTAGAGATGTTGCTTGGAGCACTGAATTCCTAGAACACGTTGAGGAACAGTATCAGGCAAACTATATGGCAGTATTCCAGCAGTGCAAGATTGCAGTGGTTACATATGCACCTCCAGGAGCCAAGGGCCATCACCACGTAAATTGCAGAACAGAAGGCTATTGGAAGTTGAAGTTCAAAGAGTATGGATTTGAGTATAGCCCCAAGCACACAGAAGCAATTAGACAGGCTAGCACCATGACTAGAGACTTTGTGCGTGAAACAGGATTGGTATTCCTAAATGCCAACACATAAGACACTGGTCATAACCTCTACCAACAGAGAGTTATATGAACAATATGCACATCGCTTTTGGAACACATTCCCCAGAGACACACTGGATCTAAAGGTATATTCAGAAGACGTGCTGGACATAAAGAGCACACACCTACACTGGCAGGAACAGTTTGTAGAACGCAATAGTTATAGACCCGTATCCTCCTACAAGTATGATGCAGTAAGATTCTGTTATAAGGTGTATTCAATCGCACAGGCAATGGACAATTACTCATACAAATACACAAGGTTGTTATGGATAGACAGTGACACAGTGTTCCACAAACCCATTACAGAAGACTGGATTACACATAATCTCTATAAGAAAGACACCCTAATGAGTTATGCAGGAAGACACAACTATTATTCAGAGTGTGGGCTGTTGCTGTTTAATCTAGAGCACCCCAACACACACAATTACATTAACAGTGTTCGCAATCTATATGACACAGACTTAATCTATTTGTTACGTGAATGGCACGACAGTTTCGTATGGGATAGTGTAAGAACACAGTATGAAGCAAAGGGTAATAAGTTTTATAACCTAGCAGAACACATAGAGCATAAGGTGCCAGGCGGACACATACTAGCATATCTATATGGAGATACTATTGATCACTTGAAGGGTAAGCGTAAGCAACAAGGACACAGCAAAGAACAACAAATGCACAAGAAACACTAGGCATTCTATACACAAACGCTATAGAATTGACAGTGTGACCCTAGTGTGAAGAACAGTGAATAGTATGCTAGGGAGGGATTTATTACGCACACCCCCCACTCCAAAATGTCTCTAAACTTCTGATTACGGCATCTCTTCCACTCTCTCCCACCCTATAGCCACGGTTCTCCCACAACAATCTGATTGATTTCTACCGTTCTCTCACAGTATTCCAGGCTGGATATACCCTATCTCCCACGATTCTATACCGTTCTGAATGGTTCTTGATGAATGAGTTACCGTGTCCTGAGAATCCCTCCCAGAATGCTGAGGCATTTGGACCCAGGGTGGAACAGCCTGCGAGCACTCCCACGAGGAACCATAGGAATAATAATTGTGATACGATTCTCATACTACGATTATACTATGGGTGGGAGTGTGTGTCAATCTCTTTATCGTCCAAAATGGTGGGGGCAGGGTGGGAATATTTTTCTTGACAGGGTGAGAGAATTCTGTTATAATG